AGCAGATCCAGTTTCAACGGCCATGGTTGTGTGCGTATTTCATGTTCAAGTGAAAGCTGCTCACAAACACTAAGGCCGAAAACATCAGCGTACGTCGCTCGCATGTCATCGGTGACAACTGGTCTCTTCAGGTAGTCACGTTGTGCAATGGCTTTCTCCGCGAAACAGCGTTTCCGCTCGTCTAGCGCAGCTAGAGACTTACGGACGTCCATTCCACGAGTATCAGTGAGCACTCTGTGGGCTAACTCCCCGACCACGGGGCTGTTGCCGTACAGGTACTTCATACTGAGTGCGGTTGCACGGTGTGCTGCCATCTGAGTTGATTTCCCAGCCTGCTTGAAACGGCTGTCCAGGCGCAGCATTGTGGTAAGTGCGCGCTTAGGACAGTAAGCTAGGTCATCACAGGTGTCAGTCACAACGACTTGGCAGAACTTCGCCTGGGCGTAGCTGGGTGCTATGTCCCATTTGAGCTCCAATCCGAGCCGTCGTGGCAGGTCCTCTGGGACATCATGGTAATCCATGATGCCGTCATCTCCCTCAAAAAGTGCGTTGAATGAGGTTACTGACCAGAGGTACCACTCCTCAATAGATGCGCCCTCGCCGCATACTGCTATAGCGTTGAGGGCAGTGCAAAGGACTTGATTGAGCGTGAGATTGCTCGTACTTGTCCATGGCACCCCAGACATCAATGTGTGGAGCACGACAACCATGACTTTAGAGTAATCGTTAACATTGTAACGTTTGACAATAGCCATGATCATGTCGATCACACATCGGGGGAGTGAAAGTCCCCGCAGCATATGTCTGAACTTGAATAAGTTCAGGTCAGCCCAACAATGGCGGTGGTGGGCCTCCATACTGCTGAAGTCCGTACATCGGACACGACCGGTGAACGTGGCACGTAAGCGCTTTGGCCACTCTTTAGGGTCGCTGCCTTTCACTATGTACTTGGCAAGAGGAGGATGATGACACATTTTCATGTCAATGGCCTTTTGCACTGGCCCCAAGTACACCTTTGATTCGTCCCCAGGTGAGTTAATGGTTCGCGCGAAACCAATATCCATGAATGTCTCACCTGTCTTGATGAAGGAGTTGCTCATTACACTCTTATGGGTAAGAGTGAATATTTCGTTGAACGTTTTCCTGAAGTACTCCTTCCTGCCCCCTGAATACGGCGCATTCTCTAACCAGGCCTTGACGTCGGGGACGTC